AATGCCATGGAAAAAATTTAATTCTAATATGGCTATATCAGTTGAGTATGATTTAGAATATTAATGAATAGTATATATGATTTTATTATAACTCCTAAAAACGGTAGATATAATAATAAAATAAATATAGGTGATAAAGAACTGATTGTCAATGCAAGTGTTGAAGACCACAAAATTGTAAATAGACACGCCATTGTTAAATCAGTGCCTTTAGCATTTTCTACTAATATTAATATTGGTGATGAAATAATAATACATCACAATATATTTAGAAGATGGTATGATATAAAAGGTAAGCAAAGAAATAGTAGTCAATATTTTAAAGAAGATTTGTATTTTTGCAAACCAGATCAAATATATTTATATAAAAAACAAAATAACTGGCTACCTTTTATGAACAGATGCTTTGTTATGCCAATAAAAGAAACTGATTCTTTAACAACAGATATTGAGAAAAAGTGTGTTGGTATACTTAAAATAGGTAATAATGAGTTAGAGGCATCTAATATTAACCCAGGAGACTTAGTAGGTTATAAACCAGGTCGTGAATGGGAGTTTGTTATAGATGGCAAACGAATTTATTGTATGAAATCAAATGATATTGTTATAAAATATGAGCGTAAAGGAAACGAAAAAGAATATAATCCAAGCTGGGCGAGTAGCAGTTAAAGAATTAATTAAAGTTGCTAAAGAACCTATTATAGATTTTGGACCAGATATTTCCGCGGACAGATTAAAGAACGCAGCTGCAACTAAAAAGTTAGCTATATTTGATGCTTTTGAAATATTAAGTAGAATACAAGAAGAGCAGGATATGTTAGATGATAAGCCAAAAGAGCAAGTTAAAAAAGAAAAACCATTTAAAGGTTTTGCTGAAAGAAGAGCTAAGTAATGTATAAGCAAGCTTTATATAAAATATTAGATAACCATATAAAACCTAAAGTTATAAACCGAATGAACCGTTATAAAAAATGGGAATACGGTTATAATAAAGAACATGATGTAGTTATTATAAGTAAAGACGGAACTGTAGGTGATATATATGAGATTCAAAATCTTAAAATAGCTTTACCTAAAGCTAAAGATATAGTAAAATTTGATAATAATACATGGCAAAAAACAGAATTACCAAAAGTATTATCAAGAATAAAAACAGTATTTGATTGGAGAGAATATCCAGAAGACTTTAAAGAAAAATGGTATGATTACATTGATAAAGAGTTTACCCGTAGGGAGGAAGGTTTTTGGTTTTATAACAAAGATGTTCCTACTTATATTAGTGGTACTCATTACATGTACTTGCAGTGGTCTAAAATTGACGTCGGAGCACCAGACTTTAGAGAATCAAATCGATTATTCTTTATTTTCTGGGAAGCTTGTAAGGCAGATTTACGATCCTATGGGATGTGTTACCTTAAGAACAGGCGATCTGGTTTTTCTTTCATGGCAAGCGGAGAGGTGGTTAACTTGGCAACCATATCAAGTGACTCCAGGTATGGTATATTATCAAAGTCTGGTCCTGATGCCAAAAAGATGTTTACCGATAAGGTGGTACCCATATCTGTCAACTACCCTTTCTTTTTCAAGCCGACCCAGGACGGAATGGACCGTCCCAAGACCGAACTT